AAGGCGCCTTCCCTTCCCGCCCCCGTTCGCATGCCCATGGAAGACGATCCGACAGCGGACGCCGCTGCCATGCGCACACGAAGCGCCTGGATGAAGCGCAAGGGCCGTCAGTCGACCATCCTCACCGCCAACAACGGGTCATCGACCTTCAATGGCGTCGGCGGGGCCAACATGGGCTCGTCCGGCACCAAGCTTGGCGCCTAAGAGCATCATGATGGGGATTAGGGGGAGAGTGGCGTGAAGCAGATCCATCAACGGGCGCGCGACGTCGTCAAGATCGGAGACAAGCTCTTCAATGACAAAAGCTCATTGAACAGTTTGTGGCAGGAAATCGCTCTCAACTTCTTTCCGGAACGCGCGGACTTCACATCGAAGCGCGATGACGGAGAGGAGTTCGCCGATCACCTCTTCTCGTCGTATCCCGTCATTGCCCGGCGTGAATTGGGCAATCTTCTCGCAGCCAACATGCGCCCGCGTGACCGCAAATGGTTCAGCGTGCATGTGGGGGATGAGGAAACCGACGAGGACGAGGAAGCCCGCGCCTTCATGGAACGGCTGACCGAAATCCAGTGGCGGGCCATGTATGACAGACCTGCGATGTTCGTGCGTGCCACCAAGGAAACGGACCACGACTTCATCACGTTCGGCAACGGCGTCATCTACTACGGGATCAATATCAACGGCGATGGTCTGCTCTTTCGCAACTATCACCTGCGAGACTGTGCCTGGAGCGAGAACGCGGAAGGGAAAATCGACGTCCTGCACCGGAACTGGAGCCCTTCAGCCCGGCAATTGAAGACCCACTTCCCGAAGACCATTTCCAAGGATGTCGTGAAGGCCTGCGAAAAGACCCCCGAGCAGACCTTCAAGTGCCGCCATGTCGTTCTTCCCTCGCGCCTCTACGACTATAAGACCAAGGGCGGCAAGAGCTTCCCCTATGTTTCGCTATACGTCGAATGCGAAAGCGAAACCATTCTCGAAGAAGTGGGATTGAACTATTTCCCCTATGTCTGCCCCCGCTGGCAGACGGTATCGGGATCCGCATATGGCGTTTCGATGGCCACCGGCATTCTGCTTCCCGATGGGCGCACCATGCAAGTTGTGCTTCGGACACTGAGAGAAGCGGGCGAATCCTACGTCAACCCGCCGATGATTGCGGTCTCCGACGCCATTCGCGGCGATATCGCGCTCTATCCTGGCGGCGTGACAACGGCCGACATCGAATATGATGAGCGCCTAGGCGAGGTGCTTCGCCCCATTACCAAGGATCGCGGCGGCTTCCCGATTGGCGAGAACATTGCCGCGGCCCTTCGCGAAGATATCCGGCACGGGTTTTTCCTCGATAAGATCCAGTTGCCCGAAGTCAGCAAGACGATGACGGCCTTTGAGGTGCGGAGACGTCTCGAAGAGCACATGCGCTCATCGGCTCCGATCTTTGAGCCCATTGTCGAGGACTATTCCGACCCCTTGTGTGATGGGGTGTTCAAGCTGCTCATGGATAACGGCGCCTTCCCCATGGGAGAAATGCCGGAAATCCTCATGGACGAAGAGATCAAGTTCAAGTTCCGCTCGCCCTTGACCGACCTTGCCGATCAGGCGGACGCCGAAGTCTATATCGAGGCTCGCGATCGCATCCTTGGACCGGCGCTTCAGGTCGATCCGGCGCAAATGGAAAACATCGACTTTACCCGTGCCACACGTGATGCGCTTAAGTCCTCCGGCTTCAAGGCCAAGTGGATGAAGCCGATCGAGGCTGTGGAAGCCGCCCGTCAGGCCGCCAACGAACAGGCCGAAGCCGAAGCCATGATGAATGAAGTGGGCCAGGTGGGAGCCATTGCCGAGCAAGGTGGCAAGGGCGCGGAAGCCATCATGAAAGCGATGGCGCCGCCTCAAGCCAAGCCCTCGGCGCCTGCCAAACCGGCGCCACGAGCCGCAGCACGGTAGACCCTTAAATGACAAAACGGGAAGTCTGGCATCCGGCGCTCTATGAGCAGGCGGATGTGAGAGCTATTCAAGCTTTGGCCCAATACGCGCTCGGCGCGGAACGGCCATGGCCACCGGGTGAAGAGCCTCCGGCCCCTAGTCCTTACGAAGTCAAGCGCGCCCTTGATTGGATCATCAATTACGCGGCGCAAACCTATGACGATCCGTTCGCGGCAGGAGCTACGGACGTGACGAACTATGTGTTGGGGCGGCGTAGCGTCGGGCTCCAGATCGTAAAACTCATGAAACTCAACCAGAAAATCTTTGAGCGGGACAACAAATGATCGACGCATTGGACACAACGAGCGACGCAACGACGGACGCGGGCACGGGCACGGGCGCCACGCCTGCCGCACCGGCACCAGCACCGGCAACTGGAACCACACCGGCCGCGAAGACCACGACACCAGCCGCCGCAACCAAGACGATTGCCACGGGCGCTGACAGCGAAGCCGATGACGAGGACACGGACGCACCTGTAGGCGATGGCGACAAGGGCGCCGCCAAGGACTTCTGGCCTCCGAACTGGCGCGAGAAGGCCGCCGAGCATTACGCCGCTGGCGACCAGAAGATCTACAAGAAGGAACTCGCTCGCCTCCAGCGCATTGCCGATCCCGTCGGCATGTACGGCATGTATCGGGAATTGGAAGGCAAGTTTACCGGCGGCGGGCTCTTGAAGGTTCCCGGCAAGGATGCCAAGCCCGAAGAGATTGCCCAGTTCCATAAGGCTCTCGGAGTGCCTGAAACACCCGACGCCTACTTCAAGGACATGAAGCTGGAGAACGGGGCGGTCATCGGAGAGGCCGATAAGCCGCTCGTCTCAGCTTTCGCAACCGATCTCCACAAGGCAGGCGCCACGCCCCAGGTGATGAACGCGGCGTTGAACTGGTACTACAAGCAGCAGGAAGAGATCGCAGCCGAGCAGGACGAAGCCGACGATACCTTTAGGCGCGAAGCGGAACGCGCCCTCAAGGATGAGTTGGGGCCCGCGTTCAAGCGCACCACGAGCGCGATTGCGACGCTCTTTGCGTCGGCCCCCGGTGGCACCGATGTCAGCAATGAAAACGGGCTCTTTGCCCGCCTCATGGCCGGACGCATGGCGGATGGCAAGATGATCGGCAACGATCCCGACATGGTGAAGTTCCTCTCTTCACTGGCCACTGAAATCAATCCGGCCGCGACGCTTGTTGAAGACGGCAATCAATCCGGCGTGTCGCTCGATGACGAGATCCGCTCGATCGAGAAGGACATGCGCGAAAACAGGCGGGAATACTTCAGGGACGAAAAGAAGCAGGCGCGCTATCGCACCCTCTTGGAGACCCGCGACAAGATTCAGTCCCGGCAACGGGCCTGATGCGATTGCTTCCCGGCCAACCCGGTTTACCGGCGCTGGGATCAAAGCAGTCATTCACTACCACATCCGTTCAAGAAGCCCCTTAGGAAATGGCGCGGCCCGGCTCCAATGAGCGCGGCAACCCGATGGCCTGATCGCAAAAGGAGAACCTGAAAGGAACGGCATCTTCAAACCCAACTTAGGGAGATGCCACAATGGCAGAATCAGCCCCACAAGTCCAATACCGCCAAGAACTCGTCGCCGAGTTCGAGGAGGGGATGAGCTGGCTCCGGCAGACGACAGTCACCGAAGCCGTCATCAAAGGCAATCAGGCAACGTTCCTGGTTGCAGGCAGCGGCGGTGCCGCAGCCGTTACACGCGGTATCAACGGTTTGATTCCGGCTCGCGCCGACAGTCTGACCCAGACCACCGCAACGCTCGTGGAATGGCATGACCTGGTCCGCAAGACCCGGTTCAACATTTTCCAGTCCCAGGGCGATCAGCGCAACCTCATGCAGCAGACAACTCGGAAGGTTCTGAACCGCCGGGTCGATGCCGATGTGGTGGCGCAGCTCGACACGGCAACCTCGAATTTGGGTGCCACGTCGACGTTTGCTTTGAGCGTCGTGGCGAAAGCCATCACCACGCTCGGAGAAAACGAAGTCCCCGTCGAGGAAGAAGACAAGATGTGGGCCCTCGCTACCCCTGCGGTGCGTGGCTACATCATGCAGATTCCTGAAGCGACCAAAATCGACTACGTCGAGATGAAGATGCTGGCAGGCCCCACGCGCCGCGTGATGCGTTGGGCGGGCTTCAACTGGATTTTCCACCCCAATCTTACCGGGGTCGGTACAGCCAGTGAGAAGTGCTACTTCTATCATCGCGATGCGATCGGTTCGGCCTTCGACAACGGGGAAGGCATGAACGTTGCCATCGGCTACGACGACGAGCAGGATTATTCCTATGCTCGTTGCTCGTCGTTCACTGGCGCGAAGCTTCTGCAACAGTCCGGCATTGTGCAGTTCTTGCACGATGCTTCGGCGATCTGAGGGAGGA